AACCTCTTTGTTCGCCAGGTATCGGGCCGCATGCGGGTCTCGGCGCGTGAGGGCAGAGACCCCGCGCGCCCCCTCGCTGACGATCTGCGCGCCGGTTCCCAGCAGGGCGCCGAACTTGCCGCCGCTCTCGGCGCCCTCGGCGATGTCGCGGCCGGCAACGGCGGCGTCCGTCCCACCAGCGACCGCGCCCGACACCGCGCCCGTGCCAGCGCCGCCGAGGAGCCGCAACCCAGCCTGCACTAGCGGCGGGCCGTATTGTACGGCCTTGCCTACAACCGGCCCTAGGAGCAGCGCCGTGCCCATGCCCGCTGCGTTGCCGGCCGCCATGCCGCCCATGTCGCGCCGTAGCTGCGGATTAGCAGCCAGCTCGTCAAGAGCCTCCTGCCCACCGACTACGGGCATGTCGCTGTATGCGTCAGTGGACACGAAGCCCTTGGGCGCGGGCATAGGATTGGACAGCTTCCCGAGCACGCCACGCGCATGCCATGGCGTCCTTCCGGTGTCACCGTCGACAAGCTTCTGGTCGTGAACCGACTCGCCCTCAATCTCGTTCACGCGACGAGAGAGCTTCTGGTTGCTGGCGATCAGCTTTTCGCGGCGCTCCGCTTCGTATGCCGTTAGCCGCTCCTGCACCTTGGCCTGAAGTTGCGGCACCATGGCGCGTACCTGGGCAGGGTCAGCGCCGCCGTCAATCAGCTCGGCGAGCTTGCGCTTAACCTCTTCGCGCACCTGGGCATGGAAATCGTTAGCCATTGGCGTGCTCCTGGGCATTCTTCCAGGTGCCGATGTCACCTGTTGATACGATTGGGGGATGCGCGTTTGTGAATTTGAGGGGTGCGGCAGGAAGCGTCATGCGCGGGGCCTGTGCTACGCGCACTACGACCAGATGAGAGCCGGCAAGCCGCTCAGGCCCGCCCGCAGGGTCCGACGCGGCAGAACCGACGTGGAGCGCTTCTGGGACTTCGTCGTGCGCCCATCTGACCCGAATGCGTGCTGGGGATGGAACGGCGCCACCGTTGAGGGCTACGGCGTGATGAACCGTCGCGGCGAGCGCCTGGCTCACCGGTTCTCGTGGGAGATCCACAACGGCAGGCCCCCGCGCGCCGACTTCCACGTAATGCACTCCTGTGATAACCCGCCGTGCTGCAACCCCGCGCACCTGGCCGAGGCTCCTCCCGAAGAGAACTGGGAAGACATGCGCAGGAAGGGGCGCCATGCGCGGGGGGAAAAGGTCTACCAGGCCAAACTCACGGAAAGCGACGTTATTGACATCAGGACGCTTCGCGGGCTGGCAACGCTCGACGACCTCGCAGTTGCGTTCGGAATTCACAAGGAGTACATCTGCGAAATCACAGGGAATCGACGCTGGCGACACGTCTAGCCGGATGTTCAGTAGAAGCGCCGCCGCCAGGTAGGGCACACTTGTGGGCATGAAGCGCACGGTCATTGTTGGAGCGGTCGGATTCATGCTTGGGGCTGCCGTTGCCGCGCCCGCGGTCGTAGCGAGCAAGAACGCGGAGACGAGCGCGCAGTGTGAGCGGTTCAAGAAAGCGCTCGGCAAGAGCGTGGCTAGCGGCAGGATGTCCGCAGCGCCGGATTGGTCGGTCGACCTGGTCGACGTCCTGGACCAGTCGTTCTGCGGCAAGTAACTCACCGCCGTTTCGTAGCTCCGCCGACTATCTCATCCGCGAGCCGGTCTAAGTCGATCCCGGCGTTCGCCGCCTTGGCGCGCCTGGCGCGGACGGCGTCCTTGTTTTTGGCCTCGCCAAGCTTCTGCTGGCCCACGCCCAATGTCGCCCCACGGCCTTCGACGGGAGTTGGTTCCATCCCGTGTGAGCCAAACAGGCGGTTGTACTGATTGGCGACGTTCGCTTCCATGGCTTCGTAGCCGCTGCCTGGCGCCATGAACGATTGGCGGAAGTTGTCCGAGAGCGCCTTCATCTGCTGGGCCTTGTAGGCGAGCTGCCCCCTCACGGACTCAAGGAACACTCGACGGTCGGTCTCGCCCATCGTGCCGTCCTCGAACTTCTGGACCGTCGCCTCAAAGCTGCCGTACTTGCCGGAGACGGAGCCGATGATGTTCTTTTGTTCGGCGTCAGTGAAGGCGCCCGGCCCGCTGATTTTCCGACCGATGCTGAATCGCGCGGCCGTCTGGCTGAGCGCATTGTTAGATGACAGCAGTGCATTTGCTTCTTGCAGCGCGCGGGCGGCGGAAGCGGCTTCGTTGTATCCGCTGTCCTTCTGCCAATCGTTTACGTCCTGTCGGAGCGCCCCGAGGTCGCCGCGGGCGTTAGTGGCCGCCGTGCCAGGCGAGACAACCTGGCGTCCGCTGGCGGAGATGCGCGCGCGCTGCTCAGCCGCCGCGTTCTGGATCTGGTCCCTGTGAAGAGTGAATTCACGGTCTCCAGACTTCGCGGCTGCTGCGGCGGCGACGGCCGCGTCGCGATTGCGAAGCGACGAAATGTAATCCAGCACGTCGCCGCCGCGCAGCGGCTCCTTGGACATGCCGACGGCCGGGCGCATGCTGACGGCGTAGCGCTGCGTTTCGGGGTCTAACTGCGACACGACTTCGTCGAACACGCGCAGGTTCTCAGTTCGGATGCGCTCGCCTTGTTCGCGCTGTGCCATCTCGCCGGCCTGCGGATCCAGCGTGAGAGACTGCCCCGTGGGGTCGCGGAACTGGAGTAGCTTCCTTGCGCGCTCCTGGTTTCGCGCAATCTCACCCTGGCGCGCCTTGATGATGGGGTTGTTCGACTGCATCGCCATGATAGGCGGCTGCTGGGGCGGCGCCGCTGCGATGCCGGCGATCTCGTTGCCGAACTGGAGCGCGGCATCGTCGGCCAGCGGATCGCTGGGCTGGCCACCTTCGCCCTGCACCTCGGGGGCAACCGTGCGCGCGTAAGCATCCATCTGGGGCGTGCGGGATGGCGCTGGCGCTGGGCCTTGGCCAGGCATCGGCGGGATGACCTTGCCGGCAGTGCGGGCGATAATCGCCCTGCGCTCATTCATGTCCTTCGGCACGGCGACGCTGGGGGCCGCCTGCTGGGACGGCGCGGTGCCAGGGGCATCAATCGTCTGGAGGCCGGTCACATATGGCGCAAGAAGCGCCTTTGCTCCGTCGAGGTCGCCTGCGTCGGCGAGCGCCTTTGCCTTGACGTAGGCCGCTTGGAAGTCGGCCGTGCGCTGGCGTTGGTCGCCGAGGGCATCCCGGCCGCGCTGGTACGCCCGCTCGTCAGCGGCAAGCCCCATGGCCTGCTCGTGCTGTCGACGACGCTGCTTCCACTCGGCGAGCCCGCGAAGCGACTCGGTCAGAGACTCGATCCCCTGGTTGACGCCGTTGAAGCTTCCCTGGATCGGCTGGTAAGCCATTACCTACCTCCCTGCGATGCCTTGTACCCCTCGATTCCGAGGCCGGCGATTTGGAACGGCACCTGAGCCGTCGCGGCCTGGCCCTGGCCCATGAGGCCGTAGCGCTGCGCCAGCGCGTTCCAGGCGGCCGTCTGCGCATCGGAGTAGAGGTTGCCGGCGTTCTGGTAAAACCCGCCGTATAGTTGCGAGCGAAGCGCGTCCGAGCGATACAGGGCATCGTAGGCGTCACCCATGCGCAGGCGCTCCGACTGCTGAGTCAGATTGGCCGCGTTCGTGAGGCCGCTGAGACGCGCCAGCGAGTTGGCGTCCATGTCGCTTCCCATGCCCCACTGCGCGCCGATGCGGGCCAGGGAGTTGGCGTCGTACTGGTTCGCCAGCGAGCCCATGCCCATCATTGCCGCCAGGCTTGAGGAGTCGGCGCCCTGTGCGTAGTTCTGTTGCAGCCCCCGCTGAGCCATGAGGGCCGAGTCCACGCCGCCAGCAGCGGCCTGGCTCGCCTGGAGGCGCGCAAGCTGCCCAGCGTCGAGCTGGCCAGAGAAGTTGCCCAACATGCCGATGCGGTCCTGGCCCATCCCCTGGCCCGCCTGGAGGATTCCCGACGCGGCATTGAGCTGCGATAGGTTGCCCGTGTCGGCGGCGCCAGCCAGGCCGGACATGCCGGCGAGGCGAGCAAGGCGGGTGTTGTCCGCCGCCTGCGACGCCTGTAACGCGAACTGCTGGTTGCCCATGGCTTCGGAGCCAGCCATGCCCGCCGCACGCGAGAGGGCGTTCTCGCGGCCCTGGAACTCGCCTTCCATCTGGCCGGCAAGGCCCATAAGCGCGCCGGCCTGGCCAAGAGAGGCGCGGCTGCGGTCCCCCTCCAGCGCATGGAGACCCTGAGCGCGCCCCATCTGCGAGGCGGCGAGCGCCTGATCCAACCCTTGCAGGCCGGTGCCGCGGCGGAACGTTTCTCCCGACGCGGATTCAGCGAGGCCCTGGCGCTGGCCAAGGCGGCCCATCTTGGCGGCCTGCGACTGTGCGGCGAGGTCGCCCGCGTACTTGAACGCCTCGGCATCCATCGCGGCGTTGTAGTTGCCGATGCGGTCCAGCGTGCCGGCGCTTTTGAACTTTCCTCTGGCAGCAGCCTCGGCGTTCATCCGCTGGACGCCCTGCTCTCGCATGCGGTCCAGGTAGGGGTTGGAGCCCGATTGCAGATAGCTATTCGCGAAGGCCTCGAGCGTCCCCTCTTTCTCCATGTCCCCGCCAATGCGCGACTGGAGTTGGCCCACGTCATTCGCGGCGCCGTAGGGTTGGCCCGCGCGGTCGTTCATCTGCGCCGTGCGGTAGAGGTTCCCGGCCTCGGTGCCGTTAAATCCAGCGCCCTGGATGTAGGAGCCGATGCCGCCGGCTGCCTGTGCTGTAGTCGTGGGCCCGGCCATGCGCTGGTTGGCGCCAGCGGCGTAATCCTGGGCGTAGTTGACATCCTTCGCCCGGAAGCTCTCGGTCTTGCCAGCGGTGCCGTACCCGCCCCAGTTGTTTTCGTACAGGCGCGCCATGTACGACGGCTGTTGAGCCTGTGCAGCCATTCCGCCGGCTTGCTGCTCAAACATCCCCGGCGCGCGAAGCTGGGAGCCCGTGGACCCCATGAATCCCTGCATCGACGTCGGTTGGTTGTACTGCCACGCGTTCTGGCCGTACTGCTGGCTGCTGGTTGTCGGACCCCACTGCGTGGACCCAGCAAGCGACTGCTGCGACGTAGGGCCGCCGAGGCGATACTGGCCCTGCTGGTACGTTGACCCGGTCGCCGAGGGGCCAGAGAGGGCGCTGTGTAGGCCAGGGTAGCTGCCAGCCATCGTCCCCGGCGTCTGGTATCCCTGCCAGATTCCGCCGTACGCGTTCTCCATCGCGCCACGAGGCGCCGAGGCGAGCGACTGCGCGTAGGTCGCTGATGGGTTCGTCATCCCCATCGCCCCCCACATCCCCTCCATTTGGCGATCCCAGGAGCGGTCGGACAGCTCGCCAAACCCAACGTGCGCCTGGGCCGCGCCCTTGGCTGCCGTCTTGTACCCCTGTGCCGGGTCTCCGAAAATCGGGTTCGTAACGTACTTTTGGAACCAGCCCGACATCAAATCACCTCGTTGCTATTGTCGCTCAGATGAGCAGTTGGAAGAACTGCCAAGTTCCGCTCCCCTGGTCCACAGGTGACGCGCTCACATTGCGCAATCGAATTGTCAGCGTGTCGTCGGTGCCAACCCACGCCGCGCCGATAATCAGTCCCGCGTTAAGGTCGCTCGGCGGTGTCACCGTGATGGGGTGTCCGGCGCGTAGCCCCTTGAGCGCCGGGTAGGTCGACAGGTCGCTCAGCGTCGTGTCAGCCGTCGTAGTGGCGTTGATGCTGGCGGGGTTCCAGGTGAAGGACCCCGAGATGTGACGACGGGCTAGCCCATTGGCCCACTCCAGCAAAAGCCGCAGCGGCCAGTCGAGAGTCGGCGCGACGATGCGGGCCACTACGCCGCCCCCGTATCGCTCACGTCGTCGGCGAGACTGATAACCGCGAAGTCCTCGGTCGAGCTGTAGCGGATATGGTACCGACGGCGGCGAAAGATGCCGCCGAAGTAGAGGTCCATGACGGACCCGTAATCGTCCGGACCGCCCACGCTGACCTGCTCCCAGTCGCTCCATGGTGCGTCGTCGTCCTGTACGCGAACCTCGAGCGCCCCCGGCGTGGCGTTCTGCGCAGCCGTGCCGCGCTTCATGACCACCCTGACGCGCGTGGACCGCTTGCGGTTGTCCGTGCCGAAGTTCTGCCAGCCCGTTACGCGCTCGCACACCAGAGGCGCCCCCGCTTCGCTGCGCGACGTCGTGCTGGTTGTGTAGAGGCCGCCGCTCGAGCCAGAGCAGCCGAAGATGTGCGTGTTGTCGGACTGACGATAGACGTAGGCGCCCACGTCGAAGTCATCCTGAAACGGCGCAACGTAGCGCTTCAGCTCTGACCACTTCTCGCTCTTGAGGTCGTAGCGGAAGGTGCGCTCCTCAGTCGGGAAGCGGAACACGAGATAACTGTGCTGGCCCTCTTCGTAGCGGTACGCCCAGGCGTCGCTTATCGTGTCGAGGCTGCGCAGGTCCGCCTGGATAGCATCGCTGATGGGGCGCACCGCCGCGCCATCGCTGATGACGATGCGCCGCTTGTCGTCCAGCCACACGTACGACTCATCCAGCCGCACGTAGCAGTATGGCGCCGCGATACCCACGTTGATGGTGGAAACGCAGTCGAACGGCAGCGTCGGATCGGCCCCGACGACGTATAGCTGCGTCGTCTCCTCACCCCACACGAACAGGCTGTTGGTGTTCTCCGCGAGTGCTCGAATCTCGTCAGGGCGAGCCTCAGCCTCCATGCTGTTGGCGCTAGGCCACGTCGTCCAACTGCCTTCGCCCAGGGCTGACCAGCGAATGGCGTGCGGGTCGTCGAGCGTGTTGGAGATGAGATACTGCCCCAGGGAGGCGATGTGCGTGGCCTGCGACGGGCTATTGCTGAGCGCCGTCGTGACAGTTGGCGCGGTCGTGACCCATGAGTTGATGGAGTCGCCGCCGGCCGCGAAGTAGATTTTGTCTGCGCCGACGACGAACGTAGGACGCCTGATGCCCGCCCACTCGCCCGCGTCGATTGTCACGGTGCCAGCCGTGGCGGGAAACACCTCGTTGATGTAGTACGCCCTGTGGTTGCGGCGCTGGGCGTTCGTGATGTCCTTCTCGCGCTCGGTGTCCCTGGCGGTGATGAACATGTACCCGGCGATGCGGGCAATTCCGTCAACCGGGTAGGCGCCAAGGCCCGTAACTGAATACGTCTGCAACGTCGCGCGTGGCCGATTCGCCCCCGCCTCATCTACGTCGAAGTTCACGAGGCTCGAACAAACCGGCGCCAGGTCGGAGACGCCAGACACCTGGCCGTCTGAGATGTTGACGGGGACCAGGGGCATTAGATGGCCGTCGCCGCCCCCACCATCACGCGCTGGTAGTTACCAGCGGCAATCTTGCGGAACATGATGGTCACCTCGGTGTTGCTGGCGACCGAGGTGACGCCGCTGAAAGTAGAACCGTCCCCGTCGATGTACTGCGCATCCCACGTCAGGTTCATGGCGTTAGCGCCCGTCTTGATGAAGTGCAGGAAGACGATGGTCCCCGTCGGGATGTATGCGGTGTTCGTCGGGGCGGCGATGGTCACCGCCTGAGCGCCAGCGGTATACGACCCTGTGAATGTCTGGTAGACGCTGCCTGTCGTGAAGACAGGCGTGAACGTCGCGGGCGTGCTTGCCGATGACCCAGCCACGGGAATCATGCGCAGCGACGGCGCGTAGCTCGTCGCGCTGATGGTCGAAGTCAGGAACGAACCACCCTGGATTGACAGGTTCGTCACTCCGCTGCCAACGATGAGGTCCGTCGTTGACCCCGTGGCGTCGCAGTTGACGAGATTCACCATGTCAACGTTCGTCGCGACGTTGAACCCCGTAGCGCAGTTGGACGCTACGCAGTCGATGGCCGACACACGCAAACTTCCGTTGGTGCCCAACTGAAACCCAGTGGGCGACGTGCTGGCGACGCAGCGCTGCGCCTCGGCAGCCTGGATACCCGAGTCGGACCCGCCCGTAGCTGGCCCCGTGGTCTTGCAATCGCGAACAGAGCCGTTCGGGTTGTAGATGCCGAAGTTTGCCGCCAGGGTCCCCGTGTACGTGACGTTGCAGTCGCGAACGGTGCAGTTGTCGCCCGTGATATAGATGCCGCTGGCGTGGCCCGTCACGTTCACGCGCTCAACTACCGCGCCGGCCGCGGTCGGGATATAGATGCCGCCGGCAGTGCTTCCCGCATTCGACGAGATTGACAAGTCGCAGACGTGAATCTTGTAGTCGCCCGTCGAGTCAGCCGTGATGCTGAGGACGTTGACGTTGGCGAAGCTCTTGATGATGGAGCCGTCACGGCCGACGCCCCTGATGCTCTTGGGCACGTCGCTGGCGATCGTAATGGCCGAGGTGATTTTGTACGTGCCAGCGGGAAACAGGACGATGTCCCCCGAGGAGTTGACCGCGTTCTGAATGGCCGTCGTGTCATCCGTCGACCCATCGCCGACGGCGCCGAAGTCCTTGACGCTGACCATGCGCTCGCCGATGACGATGTCGAAGTCGCGCTCAGTCGCCGTCGACTGGTCCATCCACTGGTATTGCGCCGTGAAGTCGTCAATGATGTCGTCAAGCGTCGTTTCAGCGCCGCCGTTGACCGCCGTGTTGGTCACGTAGACGTGGTCAGCGCGGACCAGGTTCACCACGTCGTCGTACACGGTCGTGGAATCGGTGCTGTCCTTTACGACCATCCGGCACGGTTCCTTCGTGTAGACCGTGCCTTGACCGTGCGCATTAAGGACGAGCGGCTGAGAAATGGCGCTAGAGAGCGCCGCGTCGGAATAGACAGTCTCGGCGATCAAAGTCCCCGGCTGGTAGAAGCGGCAACGGCCGCTTGCCAATGCCGTTCCGCTGCTGTCCTTGATTCCGACGAGCTTCAACACCTCAACCGGTCTGCCAGTCGTTGCCACTAAATGCCCTCCGTTACTTGGACGCGGTGTAAACTAATTCCTGCATGGCAAGGAACGACCCGCGAATCAGTTGGACCGTCGACGAAATCCGGCGCCGCTGCGACGTCACTCCGTCCGGATGCTGGGAATGGCGTGGAGCGCGCAACGAGAAGGGATACGGAGTCGTTAGAAGGAATGGGAGAAACGTCTACGCCCACAGGTTCTCGTGGCAGGTTGCGCACGGCGCGTGGCCGGACATGTGCGTCTGTCATCGCTGCGATAAGCCTGCCTGCGTGAACCCCGAACATCTGTTCGTGGGAACGCGCGGGGACAACAACGCTGACCGGGATCGCAAGGGTCGCGCGCGGCACGAGAGAGGTGTCGAACGCTACAACGCAATCCTTACAGACGACGACGTGCGAACCATCCGCTCTCTCTGCCAAAGTGGCCACACCCAGACGGACGTCGCCCGCATGTTTGGCACTCGGCAGAGCCACATCTGGAGCATCATCAACCGTCGGGCCTGGGCGCACGTCGACTAGCATCAATAGCCCCACGGCACGAGGCGTAGCGCCCCATGCTCCGTCTCCTGCTGCGTCAGCGCGGCTTTGTTGCGTTCGAACTCTTCGCGGTAGAAGGCGGCAAACTGAAGCTGGTTGTACCCAGGCGCCAGCAGGAACGAGAGGCCGTTGACCAGCATCAGGTTCCAGTGCGACGGGAAGTCAGGCGTGTTCGCCGCCGTGTCGAAGTCGCGCGACTTGATAGCCGCCGCGTACTCGATGGTGTCCGTGCTGTTATCGGGCGTCGGGTACAGATACAGCGTCGGCGTCGTGAGCGTCTTCTCGAAGAAGTAGCGCGTCGGCGTGCCCGAGTCCGCGCGATTGATGCTCATGAATTCGTCTCGCGTCATGGGCGTCAGCAACAGCGGCTGCGTCTCCCCTGTGTGCGTCAGCCTCACGGGCTCATCGACACTGAGCACGTCGGTCGCGAGGTCTTGCGAGTTGTCGCCGCTCGTAGTGGTGAAGCTGCGGCGAATGACCCGCCACAGGTAGAGCCCTTCGTAGTCCAGCGACTTAACGAGACGGTTGAGCAGTCGCGCGGCGTGCGTGGTCTGGTTGCCCGTCGGGGTCTTGTTAGGACCGAGGGCGCCGACGTTGGTCAGCGCGTCCTGGATGATTTCATCCCGGTTGCTCTCGTAGTCGTAGCTACTCGACGTCGCCAAGGGCTACCTCCACGTCGGCTTGCCGCCGGGAATCGGGGCGGCGATGGTGTCAGCAGGCCTCTGCCTGGCTGCGGCCTGTTCGCGCTGGTCCTGCTCATGCGTCTTGCCGTCCCAACAGGCGCGCAGGCAATAGAACTTCTTGTTGTCCGCGTAGTGCAACTCGCCAGGAAAGCGAAACGGGAACCCGCAGCTAGCGCAGGTAATCAGCGCCGCTCCAGGCTCCCATTTGCATTCGCGCTTGTAGTGGGCCATCCGGTCCTTTCGTGAGGGCCAACCCCAGAAAGGACCGGAGAGGCCCGCTAGCTGCTAGCGCTCTTTGGCGACGAAGATGTAGTCGAGGGACATCGTCTTCGCGACGGCTTCGCCGTTCTGAAGACCGAAGCTGATGGTCAGTTCCTCGTCGTCCACCAAGTTCGTCGTCGCGACGGTCGCAAGGCACACGTCGTTGACGTAGACCTTGATGCCGCTGGACGTGCCGTCGTAGTAGAAGGCCGCCGTCATGTAGGTGTCGTTAGACACCGTGGTGACCGCGGTCGACGTCGTAGTCGTCGAGTCCTTCATCACGACGAAGTCCAGATTCGCGTCGCCGTCGTCCTTGCGGAAGTAGACGCCGTCAGTCACCGCGAGCGGCGACGTGTCGGTAATCTGCAACCCCATGACGAAGTCCGACTGAGTCGCATCGCTGACCTTGAAGCGCGCCTTGAAAAACAGCTTCTTGCCAGAGATGAACTTGAAGGTTTCAGCAGTGGTCGACAGGTCATCCCCGCTCCACTGAAGAAACTGGTTGTCGTCGTCTGCGGCGTCGTTGGTCAGCAGCAGAATGCCGCCGTCGGCGTTCTGGATGGCCCGCGAGGCAGAGCCGGCGCCCGCCTCGGTGGCCGTGATGACCCACTGGTCAGCTTCGAAGTTGTCGAAGTCGTCGTACCAGACGTGGTAGGCCGTCGGGTCGGGAAGACCAAACTGCGCGAGCGGGTTGGTCTCCGAGACGGTGGTTACGCCACCGATAAAGCGCGTTGGCATTGCCGCCGCTCCTTAGCCCGTGGCCGCGACGCCGAAGATGTGGCGCCAATCGTCCGCGCCATGACGCGCGCGGAAGAACGTCATGCTTGTCTTGTTGAGTTGGTTGATGTTCTGGTCGGTCAGCGTGTCCGCCTTGATGTCCCACTCCCAGAACAGGCCGCCCAGGTCCCAGTCCGTCATGACGAAGAAGCGCGTGGTGCTGTGCGCGTCGAGGTGCGGGAATACCACCAACTCCAGGTCATCGCCAACGACCTTGGGATCGTTGTTGGCGCTGCCCAGTTGCTTGCCCGTGCGGGTCAGCTTCTTGGCCTTGTTCGCCAGGGCCGCCGGCACAACCAGCTTCTCTGGCTTGATGTCCACAATCATGCCGTCGGAAGCCGACATCGTGAGCATCTGCGTGTAGACGTCCTCGAGCGTGGTCTCGCTGAGCGCCTGGGGGCTCGCCAGCTCGTTAGAGCCAGTCGAAGCCGCCGTGCCGACGATGAGGTGGTCAGTCGCGCAAAGCTCCTTGCCATCGGCCGTCGCCGGATAGCTGGAGTTGAACGCGCGCCCGAGGAACTGCGCCGCCAGGTAATCCGGCGTGCAGGCCACCGACCGGCCCATGGTCTCGTAAACCCGCCCCAGCTCGCGCACCTTGTTGTCGCGAGCCAGCTCGAAGCTGACGGTGACCGACCCGGCGTAGACCGTGTAAAGCCACGTCTTGTTCGTCCCCTGACGGATGGTCAGCGGCGTGACGTTGCCGTTCTCGGTCTTCTGGACAAGCTGCCCAGTGCCAGCCCACTCGATGGCGTGGCGCACGGGCTCCGTGCCCTGGCTGACGCGGAAAATCTTCTCGAAATGCCGCTTGCCCTTCTTCAGGCCCAAGCCGAAGTGCTTGCGCTTTACAGGCTCTACTGCGGCCCAGTGTTCTGCGGTGGTAATGGTCGACATCGCTGATTCTCCTTACGCCAGGCCCGTGGTGGTCAGCGCCGGCTCGGTGACGCCAACGTTGATGGTGCAAATGACGTGAGCGTCGGCCGCGTCAACGTCGTTCTCCGGTCCGTAAACGAAGTCCAGCAGGCGAATCGGCAGGGTCGCCGTGTTGTTCTTGGTCGAGGAGTCGATCTCGTGGCGCGAGATGCCGCTGACAGCAGCAGCCGCCATGACCGAGCAGTTGGCGCGGAGGTCCGCGAGCACGATGGCATCGTCAACCGAGGCGCGGTACTTCACCAACGGCGCGTTCTCCACGCAGAACACGTAGGACGCGTTCTCCGGTGCGATACCCGAGCTGGTGTACAGCGTTGCGGCGGGCAGGCTCTTGGCCCCCACGCGCTCGCCGCTCGTGTTGACGTACGATGCGCCCATGGCGACCGAGTCAACCGCCGTCGCCTGAGCGCCGGCAGAGATGCCCAGGATATTGCCGTTCGTGTCGGCGTTGACCGCGTCCTGAAGCGCGATCTCAGTCGTGTTGTTGGTGAGAACCCGGCGACGCACGTACGAAACCGTGCCGCCGGTGCCGAACGACATCGGCAGGAATCCGGGGTGCTGAGCGTTAGCCATTGGTGTCTCCCTTCAAGAGCTGGTCCTGGTCCACGAAATCGGTGCCGGTCGAAACCCGGGCGCGGTACTGCGAATGAACGCGGCCGTCCTCGCCGCGAATGGCCTCGTCGTCGCCCTTGCCGAGCTTCCGGGCCATGTCCTGGTCACGAAGGCGGTCTCGCTCTTCGTAAATGGCGAAGTTCTCTTCCGTGGTCTCCATCAGGACCAGGTCGCCGTGCGTCTGGGCCGTCTCGACTCCCGCCGTGTCGTCGTCGCGCTTGCGGCCAGGCTTGGCGTCCTTGCGCTCAACGACGGTCCAGCCCTCGGCGACGGCGTGGAGGCCGCCGGGGGCCGTCACACGATGTCGGTCAAGGTAGTTCTCGTAATACAGCGGGCTCAACGGGTCTTTTCGGTCGAACCACTGTCGCCGAAACCCGGGCCGCGCCCCCGCCTGGTCGTTAATCGTCGCCTTGACGAAGACCGGCGCCTTCTTGAAGTCGTTGCGGGGAGGGACAACCTTGTCGCTGCTGGCCATGCGGTGTTCCGATTCCCTGTTTCACCGCATCGGGCCGGGATGCCACGAAGGGGATTGGGTGACCGGACACGCCGCATTGGCCAAACAGCGCCAAAGGGGGATACTGTCCTGTTGTTTAGTGTGCGGTTAAGGAATTGCGGATTGCAAGGGACTTACTACACAGGTGACGCTACTGCCGAACGCGCTCGGGGAAGGCTGCGGCAATTTCCTTGGCGTACTCCGCGTAGGACATCCCTGCCTTGCGTGCGACGTCCATCTCGAGCGCCGTCAGTTCGACCCCAGGCGACCGCGATCCGCCGCCGTTGCCGTTGCGCGCAGCGGGGACGCCGGCAAGCGCGCCCGCCGTCTCACGGCTGAAGGTCTGCGGCTGCTTCTGCGTGCCGCTGAGCATGGCTTCCGCCGCCTGGAAGGCGCGCTCAAGCGTGTCAGGCTGCTGGCCGTAGAGCGCCACCAGCTCCATCGCCTTCGCATTGGCCAGGGCCAAGCCGCGCTCCCCCGCCGAGCGCACCGCAGGGTGCTGGGCGAGGGCAAGCTGGACGGGCACGGGGAGGCCCTGGGTCGCCTGCGGCTGCTGCTGCTGAAACTTCTGGAGCAACGCCTGCTCCCGCTGCTGCCAGCGCAGTTCATTCGCCGCGTTCACGAGCCGCCGATGCTCAGCGTAGTTGCTGGCGTCGAGCGCCTTCTCGGCCTGCGCTTCCAGTTCCTCGGGCGTCGGACCCTGCGGCTTCTGCTGCGCCGCCGTGGCCTTGAAGCCCTCGGCCATACCCTGGAGACGCGCAATCTCGGCGTCGCGGCGAGCTAGCTCCTGCTGCCAGGACTGCTCCTTGGCGGACAGCGCCCTTTCCAACTCCGTGACCTTGGTCATGACCGCGTCTTGGGCGCGCGCAGCGGCCTGTCGGCGGCTTGGCTTGGATTCCTGAATCTCGACGCGCTGCTTAGGCGCCTCGGGGGCCGCTTCGACTACGGTCTGTGCCGATTCCGTCTCTGCGGTCGTGTCCTCGGAAACCGTGTCTTCGACTCCACCCGGCGCGCTATCAAGCAATCCCATTCGAATCCTCCCTCTCAAAAACGTGCTGCGTACGTCCGTCCTCAGTCGTAGCCCTGCGGCGCTTCACCGTGCCGGCGCGGCGCCTCGCGGCCAGCTCGCGGCTGGCGATGATGTCGTCGACGTTGATGACGATGACGCTCTCCATGACGCGGACCGCCTTCGTCTTGGCGCAAACGTAGCGCTCACATACGTCACTGGAATGCTCAGTGTCTCGGCGCCAGTCGTAGGCGTCCTCGGGGAGCGTGTGATCGCCTTCAATGACGTGATCCCAGGCTTCGCGGAGACCCGCATAGCGCCCGTACTCCACTTCGTCGCCCAGCTCGAAGCCGTTGTCGTAGAGCTTGTCGAGCGCCTGAAGACCGGCGTCCAGCAGGCGCCCAGAGTAGTAGCGCTCTTTGGCCTTCTCGGGCAGGTATAGCCCGCCTACGGTGCGCTCCTTGGGCGGCTTCTCGGCGATGAGGCATCGCTCGCCGCTCACCGCGAAGGGTAAATCCTTGGGTCCGAGCAACATTACTTCTTCCTCCTGTTCGCCATCGGGTCACGGTCGTCGATGAAGTCTTCACGCTCCGGGGCGGACTCATGCGGGTCCGCGCGGTGCATGACCTTCCAGATTTCGTCCAGCGCCTCTGCCTTGGCAGCGGCGTAATAGGCTTCCTTCTCGCGCCCGGCGCGCAGCAGGTTCACGGCGGCTTGCTCGCCTCGCAAGCCCTCGGCGCTCAGCCACGCCACGAGGTCGCGCACGTACGGGTTCTCTCGCGCTGCGATGTGGTCCGCCTGCTTGTAGAGCAGAAACTTCTCCCCGTCGTTCATCCCCTGACTCCCTTCGCCAGAATGCGCAGGCACTTGGTACACGTGACCTGGTCGATGTCGTGAGACGCAGCGGCGCCGTGAATGGCCTTGATTCGCCGGCCGCCGCCCATGTCGAGAAGCGGCTCATTGCATAGAGACGCAACCGTGACGTTGTTTTCGGCCACGCCGTTCGGGTAGTGGGTCACGGCTGCCCCATCGGCTGCGGCTGCATCGCGCCGCCCATATTCGGCGGCTGCATGGCCATCTGTTGCTGTTGCATCATCGCTGCGCCTGCCTTCCTGAGCGCCTGGGCGTCGTGGTCGCGAAGGTGCTGCTCAGCCATGGCGCGCTGGTTCTTGTCGAGCATCTGAGCGCGCGACGATTGGAGGAACGCCATGTGCATCTGCTTGTGCTCGTCGTCGTTGTCGTCCTGGTGAGTCGGCGACGACTGCCCCTGGAGCCAGCGCGCCTCCTCTTCGAAATGCGGCAACGGCTGTGGCGGGGGCGGCGGCTGCGGCTTGGGCACGTTGGCCATGATTCGCTCACCGCCGATGCTGCGCATGACGTCCGACGTGGCCTCCCAGAACGCGACTGGGTTCTGGGCAAGCATCGGGTTGTTCATGACGAAGCCAAACCGCTGCTGAGCCTCTTCAATCTTCTCGAAGCGCATGCGCGGGTCGGCCGCCGGGGTCACGCGAGCGTCGGGGATGAACAACTGCCGCGAGATTTTCAGCGTCTCAGGCTGACCCGTCGCCGGGTCAACCACCGACGTGTCCTCAGGCTCGTCGGGGAGAAAGACGCCCCAGCACCGCCAAATCTTGTCTAGCTCGTGCTTGAAGGCGCCTTTCACCCGACGCGCCAGCACAGTGATTTGCTTCATCATCTGTGCGTTGAGAATCTGGATCTCTTTCGCCGTCCTATTGGCGCCCGACGTGGAGCCAGACATCAGGTCAGCAGAAGCGAAAAGCTTCTCGCCAAGCTCGATGACCAGCTTGATGAGCGGCATCGTCGTGGGGTCATTTAGCGGCGGATCCATCCACATGATGCCGTCCTTGAGGGCATTGATGGGGCCGTCTACCTCGACGAAGTCACCCGGGCGCACCGCTACGGGGCCACGCTGCGCACGGAGCTGGCGGGAGATGAACCCCGGCTTTGCGTTCCGCAGGGTGACGCCGTCGATGTGCTGGCTAAGCATCGTGTTGCCGGCTTCCGCCAGCGGCGCGATGAAGTCACCGAAGCCAAGGCCGTAAAAGCCCTCCGACCAGAAGGCGCGGTAGTGAGTGAAGAAGCACACCTCACGCTTACGCGGCGGGCGCGGCGGATTCGGCTTGCCCTTCTTGTCGAGACCGAAGGGAGGCGGACCCACGTCGACGGCGACCGGCGGGCCACCGGCGGCCATCGGAGCGGGGGCGCTCATCGCCTCCCACTTCTTGAACGCCGCTAGGTCCTTGGCCGCCCTTTGCGCGTCTTTCGGGTCGTCTTCCTCGCGGAGTACGACACGGAGAACACGCTTAGTCGGTTCGTCGACGGTGATGATGACGTGGTGAATCGCGCCGTCGAAGGCTGGATGCTTACCGGAAGACGGCATGCGCCAGCGGCAGTGCTGTTCCAGGACCATTCGCGCGCGGTCGGGGTCATCGTCGTCGACGTCTCCTGACGTTCCGTCGAGTTTCCGCTTGGTCTCCGCAAGCTCGCTGTCTTTCGTTTCTTGCCCATCGGTGTCCGCCTGCTTCAGCCCGTCGACGTTTTCGTACACCCCCGCAGCCCCGTACATCTCGAGGTCAGCCAGGGTCATGTGATGGACCAGCGTGTAGCGGGGGACGCCGCGAAGGCTCGGGTCCTGCGAGCGGCAATCCCATGCGACCACGAAGTCCTCGAGCGGAATCCAGTCGGAGCGGACGCGCTCCTCATACGGATCCCAGAAGGTGCGGCGGATGGCGCTGCCCACGAGGCACATCTGCGCCAGCGAGTCGTCTAGGCCTTGCTCCATCTCGGGCATGTGGTTGCGGATGTAGCCGTTCGCGAACTTCTCGGTCACTTCCGCGCGCTGCATGTCCTCGCTGGACGACGGCGACGAGAAAACCACCTTGCCGTCCTCGGGCCACACCATGTCGTAGAGCCGCGCCTGCACCTGAAGCAGCGGGTACGTCAGGATTGGCAGGTTGACGTTGGCGGCATTGGGCCAGGGCTTCCACGACGGCTTCGCAAGGGAGGCGTAAAGCTCCAGGTACTTGCGGATCTTGGCCATCCTGGGCTTGCGGTGGGCGACGTCCTTGCAGTACAAGTCCCACGCCCGTTCGCCCATCTTCTTCAGTTCCTCGTCGCCGAAGAACGGCACCAGGTTGACCGCCTCGGACGCGGCAACCGGACCCTCAGTCGTGGGCTCGCGCTTCACCTTCTTGCCGACGCTCACGAACATGCGTCCGTCAGCCATGGTTTCCGTCGGCCCGTACTCTTCGCTATCGGCGGCCATTTCTAGTCCTCGTTTCGGTGAAGGCCCAAATCACCCCGCCCGCTCTGCGGGACCTGAAAAGAACTTCCTCGGCGGGGATACGAAGGCCGGTGGTCTTGCCGTGGCACTGCACCTGAATTGGCAGGTAGAACGGCGACGCAATCCAATCGACCGTGAAGCGCTCCACGGGAACGCGGCAGTTCCAACAGTGCGGCACGACCCACGGGGGCGGTGCTCCTGGGCGCAGGTCCGTGGCATTCGCAACCATGCCTTCGGTCCGCTGGCCGTCCAGCGTGGGAACGGGGGCGCCGAGCTTAATCAGCAAGCGGTCCCCCTATTTGCGCCAGCAACTCCTCAGACAGCACGCGGCGCGAGCCGTGGCCCTCGCTCTCCATGAACAGACGGGCGAACACGTGGCGCTGGCAGGAGGGAGAAAGCTTCCAGACGACGCGCCCCTCTGTCCCCTCGGGAACGTTGTGATAGATAGCGCGCTTGCAGTCGCACCCGGTCGGCAGCGGCGACCACTTAGGGAGCACAGGCGAGGCGTCGAAGTCTTCCATCAGCTTGCCTCCTGCGTCTGCTGGCGCATGCGAGCGTCGTGGAAAAGCTTCTCCCACTTGTCGTTTTCGACCTGCTGCGGATCGACTGGCGCAAAGAGGCTGATAGGCCAGTCCATCAATTTGAACCGCATCGCATCGACGGCGTGGGCCTCGTCGCGCTTGTCGTAGTCCTCTTTGTTCTTGTCGTCCGTGCGCACCGTGCGGAACGTGCGCCACAAGTTCGGGCACTGGTCGCGGATGATGATGAGCCCAGGCATGCCGTCGTTGCGCACGCGCAGGCGCTCTAGAATCTGCTCAATCCCCGCCTTCCGGTCCTTGTTCGCGGGGAACAAGCGGAACCCCATGCTGGACATCGTGTCGGCTGGGGCTGCCCCGTCGGCGCCGAACTTGGCCCACGCCTCGGAATCGACCATCCCGTACATGTCCGTGGTCTGCCACTTGTGCTCACGGCTCCAATTCTGGTTAGCGAACTTCTTTCGAAGATGCTCGCCGTACGCGCGGCCCGTCTCGCCGGGACGGTACAACTCGTCGAAGCACCAGATACGGTCATCGGAGTCGCGCGCAGCAAAGATGGTCGCCGCAGCGGCCGAGGCACCCCAGTCCAGACCAAAGCCGACATCCCACGAAGCGGGAATGCCCTTGGGGGACTTCTTCAGAAACTCGGCCCACGTCATGGAATGAACGTGCGGGATGATTCGGGAGGCGAAGAACGCGCCGACGACGACGTCCCAGTCGCCTTCGAGGTACTGCTTGAGCATGTGCTCGGGCAGCGTGGCGCGCATGTTGGCCTCATACTGGCCATCGGCGTTGAGGTACGGGTTGTCGGTCAGGGTCGCCGGCACGAATGCGCGCGTAACCTCGCGCTCGGTACCGTCGCGGAGCCTTACGGTCTCAATCAGCACCTTGTTTCCGGCGGGGTGAGGTTTGATGAAGCGCTCGAAGACCCAATCGCCATGCCGGCCG